TCGTTTATACTGTGGGTTCTACTATCGAATCACTTCAACCGCCCAAAGGTAACGATAAAGTTAAACGGCTCGGCGGTGCTAAACGGATTAAATCACGTATGCGAGATCGAGCGCTTAAAGAACATATAACTTGGATCGCAAATCGAACCGCTTTGATCTTTGCTTGTTATGCTCTAAGCGTACTCGCTCCGATCGTGATCGATAAGCGTTTACGAATGATAAACGGCTTAGACTTTTGCTTTTACTGGGTCGATGATTTATTAAAACTACTCGACCCGGTTATAACAATTATTGAAAAGTTGATCAGCTTATGAATGACGACGAGAGAACGAACAAAGAAATAATTCAAGATCAAAAATCTAGGCGCGGCTGGTGGTTTAGCGTTGTCTTCTTAATCATAGTCGTTTGCTTAATACTGTTTTTGACTTACGTTAAAATCGTCGATGAGAACCGAGACGTTTTAGTCGGTATACTAGGCGTTATTACCGGAAGCATTTCAAGTATGTTAGCTATCGCTTCCGGCCGTGACCCTTCCGAAGTTGAAGAACTAAAAGACAAGCTCGCTAAGAGCGACGCTGATCGAGCCGCTTTGATCGCTCGACTTCGAGACGCTCAAATACAATTACAATTAAAGAACGATCATCTTTTCGAACTTCAAACCGCCGTAATAAACGAGCTTTCGTTATTCGCTGGTAAAAAGGTCATAAAGCAAAAAGACCCGAACGAGGTTATCTTAGATCCGAATGTAAGGGAATGGTTACCATGAAAAAGCAAATTAAAGCGGAATTAGTAGATTCTATGGGGAACGATAAAAGGGTCGTCGATTCGGCTCGGGTATCGTTCGCCAAACATAATCACGATCAAGAGACTATGACCGATCGAGATCAGAAGCTGATTAATTATCTCGCTTCTAATTTACATACGTCGCCTTTTGAGCACTGTTCAGCGACATTTATTCTTGAAGTTCCGATCTTTGTCGCTCGTCAAATTATGCGACATAGAACATTCTCATATAATGAAGTAAGCCGAAGATATACGAGCGAAGACCTTTCGATTTGGTATCCCTCCAAACTTAGAAAACAAGCGGTAGACAATCGCCAGTGTAGCGCCGGGGAATTAAAAGACGATGAGGTCTTACAAAAGATTTATGAACAAGCAATTGAATCTAGTTGGTTAGCATATCATAAGCTTTTAGAAGCCGGCGTTTCTAGGGAACTCGCTCGGGCGGTATTACCACAAAGTACTATGACTAGCTTTTATATGACCGGAAATCTTCTTAACTGGGTTAAGTTCATTCGGCTTAGAGACGATAAACACGCTCAACCCGAAACGGCTATCGTAGCGCAGCAAATCAAAGCGAAGTTATTCGAACTATTTCCCGAATCAATGAAAGCTTATTTTAAAGATTGAACTCGGCGAGTCGTTAATATATGTTTTAGTAGAGACTCCTATTCTTGATAGGTGGTTTTGGGTATTTCATATTCGGTAAAGGCCGACCAACTTAAAAAAAGTTGTTATCGAATATGTAAAGCCTTTACTCTGATAGGCGTTGGAACTTATGCAGAGTAAAGGCTTTTGTCTTTTATATTGATTATCACGCTTCTTTAGTATAGAGCTTTGAACGTTGACAAGCATTAGCGCTCGACTCCGGTCGGGCGCTTATTAGTTAGCCGTAGCCTTTATATAAGACTTCTCCATACAATCCTTTTATTTAATGGCTACGTTAAAGCGCTCGACTTCGGTTTAGCGCTTTTTTTATTGATCGATTTAGCTAACTGGTGTAAATCAGATTTAGAACTGACTTGCTAAGTTGGTTTTTTACGTGTGGTTTAGAAAAAAGCGTTCGGCAAAAACCGAGCGCTTTTTTTTGGCCTTTTGTCATACTGAACGCTTGTACACTGTTCAAGTTTTCAGTAGTTATTTGCTAAAACGTTTAAACACGTTTATAATAACGTTAAAAGCTTTACTTATGCTTAGGGGTTCTATGAATACCAAAAACGACAACAAACGAGACTTAGATCATTTAAAAGCTAAGTTTCCTCGTTTTCAGACGAGAGGTATAACCGGAACTCAATTTAGCGGCGGCGTTATTTCGGGCAAAGAACGAAACGCAAGCTTAACCGGCCTTAACTGGGTCAGCGAAGCCGAAGAAATGTTACGAACCGATCCGATCGTTCGTAGATCTTGGCATATGCTCAAACAAACATTACTTTCGGCTAGCTGGCGTTTTGAACCCGGAATCGAAAACGACGACGTAGCGACCGAGCTAGCTCGGTTTATGAATGAAGCTTTCGGTTTTGACGGTTACGCCGGTCAAATGTCGGTCAGCTTTGAAGATCAGTTAAGTTATTTACTAGAGTTTATTCCGGTCGGCTATCGTTACGCCGAAGAAGTTTACCGGGTCGGCTTGGATTCAAACGGTCAAAGTAAGGTCTTTTTAGATCAATATGCTGACCGAGAACCAAGCGCCCATAATAAATGGTTAAGCCGAGATAATCAAAATCTAGACGGCGTTCTTCAAAATACTGTAGGCGTTACATATACACCGGAGCCGATTCCGGCTAATAAGCTTTTACTCTTAACGCTTAACAAAACCGGAAGCAACTTCGAAGGCGTAGGAATGCTTCGGCCGGTTTGGTGGTGGTGGCGAACTAAGCAAAGAGTCAGTAACTTAATGTGTATCGGCGTTGATCGCTGGGCTATTCCGACACCAGTCGTTAAAGTTGATCGTTCACAAGCAGAAAGCCAAGGTCTAACCGACGGCGATATTGACGCAATGATCGAAGACGCAGAAGCACAAGCGCGAGCTTTTATAAGTACAGAACAAAGCTATTTAGTACAAAACGGCGCGGTCGCTTTTGAGACGTACGGCGCTCAACCTAATCTTTACGCTTCGGCACCTCTCGAAATTATCACTAAATGCGATAGTCAAATTTCAAGCGCTTTCTTAGCTCAATTCGCCGACCTCGGTAACACTGAAACCGGAGCGAGAAGCGTTGGCGAAATCCATTTAAGCGTATTTCGTCGAGCTGCTATCAATCTATGCGATATTATTACAAGCGCTATAAACGGAGTTGACCGCCAGGGCGGTGGTACTGTCGGGCGTTTAATCAAATGGAATTACGGAGCGGTCGACCCTTCTAAATTACCGAAGTTAGTTCATACCGGTTTAGATACCGATGATTTAGCCGAGTCTATGAACTCGCTTCCGGCTCTAGTGACCGCCGGTCTTTTGACTCCGGACGATGAACTAGAACGAGCGATTCGAGATCGACTCGGAGCCGGTGACTTACCGGAAGACGCTCAAAGGTCTTCACTTGAAAGAACGTTACAAGCTAACAGCAATCAAGGGAGCGTCGCCGCTTTAACTGAGCAAATCATAAGGCGGCGAAGAAATGGCTAAGATTAAAAAGCGAACCAAGGCACAAACGCCAGCGCCGAAAAAAGATCAAATTAAAGGTAGCTCAAAGAATCCGACCGGCTCGGCTTCGGGTTCTCGTGGCGGAATCGAAATCGGCGAAGCTTCAATCAAAGCGCTTGAAAAGATGCGAGACGAGCATAACGACAAGTATAACGCTAAATCTAAACAAGTTGATCTAGGTACGCTTAAAGCAGTCTTTCGACGTGGTGCCGGTGCGTTCTCGGTATCGCATAGACCCGGAATGAATCGCAATCAATGGGCGCTTGCTCGGGTTAAAACATTTCTAAAGCTTGTCGGTACTGGTCAGCGTAAAGAATCATATACTACCGATCTCGATTTGCTTCCAAAAGGTCACGCTCAACGAACCGAGTTAGCGCCGAAGAAATACGATCATATTGATTTCACGCCGCCGAAAGGTGCCCAAGAATCAGCTAAGCGAGCGCTTGAAGTACGAGCGACCAAACCGCCCAGTCAAAAAGGCTTAACGGCGGTCGGTATAGCCCGAGCGAGAGATTTAGCAAATGGTAAGACATTATCACCGGAAACCGTTCGCCGAATGCTTTCTTATTTCCAAAGGCACCAAGTCGACAAGAAGTCGCCGAAATGGTCGGACTGGTCAAAAGGCCGTATAGCTTGGGAAGCGTGGGGCGGTGACTCCGGGTTCAGTTGGTCTAATAAAATCGTTTCTATGATGAAAAGAGCCGATGAGAAAATGAATACATTAAGAGCATATAGCGAAGCTATCGAGATTGAACTTGATACAGACAACGAACGAGAGGACGGCTTAGTAATTGGCCGGCCGTTTAAGACTTTAGCGCTTGGTCAAGTTACAAGTCGAATGAACGGAAATCAAATCGGGAAAGATATTGATAGCGACTTACTAGAGGAACTAGTTCGAGTCTATAACGAGCGTTCAGAAATCGACCCGGTAGTTATTGACTGGCAACACGCTACAAGCCCGTTTCAAGGCGGAACGCCGGCACCTCCCGAAAGCGGTAACGCCTTGGGTTTAATCGTTGGCTTAGAACTCAAAGAGGACGGCCTTTACGCTATACCGGCTTATAACGAACGAGGTTTAGAAGTCGTTCATAATGCCGGCGGTGTTCTTTGGTCTTCTCCGGAGTTTGTGACTGGCGATGTATACAGTAGAGACGGCGGCGAAAAGATCGGTAGCGCTCAACTATTAGCGATTACTCTTACGCCAAGACCGGCACAATCAAACAATAAAATCGATCGAATAACGTTAAACGAAAGGTACGAGATGAATATCGATGATATGAGCATTGAAGAACTTCGTAAAGCATACGAAGCAAAAGACGAGCTAGTTAAAAAGCTCGAAAAGCAAATTACAGAAATGAAAGAAGACAACGAGTCTTCAATCATGAGTCAGCAAAAAGACGACGAAGACAAGTCTAAAATGACCGAGTCAAAAGACGAAGACGAAGACAAGTCTAAGCTAGCTGAAAAGAAAGACGACGAAGAAAAGACTTATAACAAGATGAGCGAGTCTTTAAATGAGGCGATGCTTTTAAGTGAAGTTCAAGCGCTTAGAGAGAGTCATACTAAACTAAGCGAGCAACTCGAAACGATCAAAGCTGAAAAGCTCGAAATCGAAAAGAACGATGCAGTTAAAACTTTACTGAATGAGGGTCGTATTACTCCGGCCGAACAAAGTTACGCCGCCGAGGCTTGGGAACTCAAAGACACAAGCCCGAACTGGTGGAAGTCGTTTAGCGAACGCCCGATGAATTCAAGTATTCCGCTTGATACCAAAGGCCACGGCGCAAGCGGTCAAGAAATCTCTAAGCAGACTTTAAGTGTTAAGATTAAAGAGCTTGTTGACGAACGAAACGTTTCATATAGCGAAGCGCTTCAAATCTTTAGAAATGAAAATCCCGATTATTACGCTAAAGCGTATGGAGTTTAAAAAATGGCTAATACAGACAATTTGATTACATTTGTAGCAAGCGAAGCTATTGACGCTTTCGAAGTTGTTTCAATCGATACCGACGGAAAGGTAGCACTGCCAAGCGGTAGTACAGATAAAAACGTCGTCGGCGTTGCTCAGCGCACAGTTGCGGCCGGTGATACCGTCGAAGTTTTGGTACATGGTATTACACGAGTTAAAGCCGGTGCCGCTATTGCTAATCTTGCGACCTCACCACAACTTGCGGCCGCTAGCGACGGCGAAGTAACCGTAGCCGCTTCGGGCGATTATCCGATCGCTCGCGCACTACCAAACCTAAACCAAACCTCAACCGCCGGCGCTGGTGAACAGTTCTTCGCCTACTTTATCGGCTCATTTACTCCATTAGCGTAAGGATAAATTATTATGGCCTCATCATATACTAATTTGCACCCAGTCGACGAAATCTTAAGTAATCTAGTCGTCGAAAGCGTTCCAAGCGATAGTCAACTTATCGCCGATCAAATCTTCGAAACTATTAAGATTCCCGAGCGAAGCGGTACTTTACTACTTGAAGAAACTAGAAACTTCATGGGCGCTGGCGCTGGTCTTGATCTTGAGCGCGCTCCGGGTTCTAGCCGTC